GAGGGAACTTGGATTACCCAAGGCGTTATCGAGTATTGGAACAATGAGGTGTCATCCTTAAAATCAAACCCGGATGCACTCAATGAATTCTATCGTCAGTTCCCACGTACTGAGTCGCACGCTTTCCGTGATGAGACTAAGTCATCTATCTATAACTTAACCAAAATCTATCAGCAGATAGATTACAACGACGGCATGATAGCTGATCGTGTACTAACGAGAGGGTTCTTTCACTGGAAAAATGGTGAGAAGGACACAGAGGTTATTTGGACACCCGACAAGAACGGTCGGTTCATCGTGTCCTGGATTCCAGATATTGCAATGCGTAATAACTATATAACAAAAAATGGAATCAAATACCCTATTAATGAACACGTTGGTGCGTTTGGATGTGACCCTTATGATATTTCGGGTGCTACATTTGGTGGTTCGAACGGTGCTCTTCATGGTCTTACTAAGTTTAATATGGCGAATGCTCCGTCAAATGCGTTCTTCCTAGAGTACGTTGCTCGTCCACAGACGGCAGAGATATTCTTTGAAGAGGTCCTAATGGCTTGCGTATTCTATGGCATGCCAATACTTGCAGAGAATAATAAAGCCCGTCTACTGTATCACTTTAAGAACAGGGGCTACCGTGGATTCTCAATGAACAGACCCGACAAGCATAAGGCTAAGTTGTCTTTTACTGAGATTGAGATTGGTGGCATACCATCATCTAGCGAAGATATGAAGCAAGCACACGCTGCAGGTATCGGTACTTACATTGAGAAATATGTAGGGTATGATTTAGAAGCTACTTACCGAAATCCAGATGAGATTGGTAACATGCCATTCAACAGAACTCTTTTAGATTGGTCTAAATTCAATGTAAACGATAGAACAAAGTTTGATGCTTCTATCAGTTCCGGTTTAGCGATTATGGCAAACCAAAAGCATATTTATATGCCTGAGAAAAAAGAGTCAAAAATAAGCATTAAATTTGCAAGATACGATAACAGCGGTTCAGCGAGTAGACTGAAAATAATATGAACGACCCTTTAATAATGATTAATCCTTCTAGCTTTCCAACGCAACTGGCGACGGATGCAGAAAAAGCATCAAAAGAATTCGGATTAAAAGTAGGACAGAGTATCATGTGGGAATGGTTTGCCAAGACAGGTAATAACTGTCGCTACTATTCTCAATGGATTGACTTTCATCGCATTAGATTATATTCTCGTGGAGAGCAACCGATAAGTAAATACAAAGAACAATTCCAAGTAGATGGTGATATGTCACATATCAACCTAGACTGGACTCCTGTTCCTATCATCCCTAAGTTTGTTGATATCGTTGTTAACGGGATGAATGACCGTCTTTTTGAGGTTAAGGCATATGCACAAGATGCAATGTCTATTGAGAAAAGAAGTAAGCATCAAGAAATGGTTGAATCAAATATGCTTGCCAAGGATGTTCTTATGCAAATTAAAGAGCAGTTTGGTGTAGATACATTTGATGTTAACCCTGATGAATTACCTGCAAGTGAAGAAGAATTAAGCCTATACATGCAGCTTAAATATAAGCCTGCTATTGAGATTGCCGAAGAGGTGGCTATTAATACTATCTTAGATTCAAACCACTACAATGATGTTAGGAAGAGAGTTGATTACGATATCACTACAATTGGTATCGGTATGGTTAAGCATTCATTTGTACCTGGAACTGGCGTAAGAGTAGAATATGTGGACCCTGCAAATATGGTATATAGTTACACGGAGTCACCAACTTTTGACGACTGTTTCTATTTTGGCGAAGTTAAGCAAGTACCTATTACTGAACTTATTAAAATCAAACCGAACATTACTAATGAAGAACTTGCAGAAATTCAGCAACTTGGTACAGCTTGGTATAATTATTATGGGGTACTTCGCCCTTATCGTAGCGACTTATTTAACAGAGACGTTGTTACTTTGTTGTATTTCAATTATAAGACTGATAAAACGTATGTATACAAAAAGAAATACACGGACAACGGAGGATCAAGAGTAATTGAGAAAGACGAGAGCTTCCAAGTTCCAGAAGGAATGGAGGAGCGTTTCGAACGTATTGAGAAGCGTATCGATGTTTGGTACGAAGGCGTTATGGTTATGGGCTCAAGTTACCTATTGAAATGGGAACTTGCTAAGAACATGGTTCGTCCTAAGTCTGCATCTCAGTATGCGTTGCCTCAGTACATTGCTGTTGCTCCACGTATGTACAAAGGAGTTATCGAGTCATTGACTCGTCGTATGATTCCTTTTGCTGACTTAATTCAATTAACTCACTTAAAGCTACAACAAGTATTACAGCGTGTTGTGCCAGATGGTGTGTACATTGATGCTGATGGTATCAATGAGGTTGACTTGGGTACAGGAGCAGCATACAATCCAGAGGATGCATTAAGATTGTATTTCCAAACTGGTAGTGTTATTGGTCGTAGTTCAACTATTGATGGCGACTTTAACCATGGCAAGATACCAATCCAAGAACTTAATACGAATAGTGGACAAGGTAAGATTACTGCATTGATTAATGCGTACAATCAGTATCTATCTATGATTAGAGATGTAACAGGATTGAATGAAGCAAGAGATGCTTCGTCTCCAAACCCTGATGCATTAGTTGGCGTACAGAAACTTGCTGCATTAAACTCTAATACAGCTACCCGCCATATCTTAGAAGGAAGTTTATTTATTACTCGTCGTTTATCTGAGGCGTTGTCATGCCGCGTTGCTGACATCTTAGAATATTCTGATTTCAAAGAGCAGTTTACAATGCAGATCGGAAAGTATGCTGTAGGTATTCTTGATGAAATCAAAGACCTATACATGTATGACTTTGGTGTGTTTATTGAAGTGTCTCCAGATGAGGATCAGAAAGCACAGCTCGAAGCTAACATTCAGATGGCGTTACAACGTGATCAGATTAGCCTAGAAGATGCTATTGATATCCGTCAGATGAAGAACCTTAAACTTGCCAATGAGTTGCTTAAGTTTAAGCGTAAGCAGAAGCAGAAGCAAGACATGGAGCAAGAGCAAGCTAAGATTCAGATGCAAACTCAAGGCAATATCCAATCTTCTCAAGCATCTGCTCAAGCGGCATTACAGAAGGTTCAAGCAGAAGCTCAAGCTAAAACTCAAATTGCTCAATCACAAATGCAGTTTGATATTCAACGCATGCAAGCCGAGGCTCAAATCAAAGAGCAACTTATGAGTGTGGAGTTTAACTACAATATGCAACTAAAAGGCATGGAGGTAGAACAGATTAAGAATATTGACATGGACAAAGAAAAGGCCAAGGACAATAGAACAAAATTACAAGCTACACAGCAATCAAAGTTGATTGAGCAACGTCAAAAAGACCTACCTGCTATGAACTTTGAGTCTGATGAAGATTCGTTGGATGGGTTCGATTTAGAGCAGTTCAATCCAAGATAAATTTATTTATTACTTTTGTGCAAATTAAATTAAATAATAATGGAAAATTTTCAAGTAAAACTGGTAGACTTTGAAGAGAAGTCTGTCCAAGAAGTAGAAGAAACTCTACTTAAAGTACACGAAGAAAAAACAGGCATTCCTCAAATTGAGGAGCAAGAAACTTTAAAAGTAGAAATCCCTGCTGAACCCGACACAGCAGGAGGTTTTAATGGAGATGAGCAATCAAATCCACCATCGCCATCATTTGATGACGAAGACGTTCTTTCATATATTAGAAGCAAGTATAATAAAGAAGTCAATTCTATTGACGACTTATTTAAACCAGCTGAAGCACAACAGGAATTATTACCTGAAGATGTATCAGCTTTTTTAAAGTTCAAGAAAGAAACAGGTCGTGGGCTAGAAGACTTCTATCGTATTAACAAAGATTTCTCAACTGAGAATCCGGAGCGTTTATTAGCTACGTATTTAAAGGAGATTAACCCTGAGTTGGACGACGAGGATATCCAGTATGAAATGGCTGATAAATTTGGCTATGATGAAGATTTGGATGACGAGCGTGATATCAAGAAGAAAAAACTTGCATTTAAAAAAGAGCTAACTAAGGCATCGAAGTATTTTGATGAACAGAAGGAGAAGTATAGAACGCCACTCGAGTCGATTGGCACATCGTCTATCTCTCAAGAAGATCAGCAAGCTTTGGAGTCTTATAAGCAATATGTGAACCAGGCTACTGCTCAACAGCAGGACCAGGTTAAGAAATCTGAATACTTTGTTCAGAAGACTAATGAATTGTTCAGCAATGAATTTGAAGGTTTCAAGTTCGGAATTGGTGATAAAGATTTGTCTTGGAAACCTAGTAATACAGAAGACTTAAAAAACAAGCAGATGGACATATCTAAATTCTTCGGCAACTTTGTTGATGATAACGGATATATTAAAGATGCTAAGTCGTATCATAAGACAATGGCGGTTGCAATGAACCCTGACTCTTTTGCAAAGTTCTTTTACGAACAAGGCAAATCTGATGCAATAGATGATTCTGCAAGGCAGAGCAAGAATATTGACATGGGTAGCGTTCGTACAACAGGACAGCCAATTGACAAAGGAGGATTTAAAGTAACATCATTGGATAGTGATCACGGCAATAGATTAAAAATTAGAAAACTTTAAAAACAAAAACAAATTAAAAAATGGCTGGATCAGTTCAAAGTACCCCAGGCTTTGCTTTACAACCGTCAGCGGTAAAAGCTACATTGCCTACAAACTACATTACTAACTTCGACTTCATGAATCAGTATCTTCCAGATACTTACGAGAAGGAATTCGAGCGTTATGGTAATCGCTCTATTGCATCTTTCTTACGTTTAGTAGGAGCTGAGATGCCGTCTAACTCTGACTTAATCAAATGGGCAGAGCAAGGACGTTTACACACTAAGTACACTAACGTGACTACTGATGGCGTTGTTGGAGACAACACTGCTACTTGGACTGTTAATGATGCTAACGTGACAGTTAACTTCCGTGTTAACCAAACTGTATTCTTATCAGCTAACGCTGGGGCTGCTTCTGATCGTGCGGTTATTACTGCAGTTGATGCTGCTAACAACACTTTCGATGTAGCTTACTACTCAGCTGATGGTCAAGCTATCGCTGCTGCTGCTGCTTCTACTGCTTTCGTTTACGGTTCTGAATTCACTAAGGGTTCTACTGGTATGATTGGTTCTTTGGAATCTGAAGATGTATTCTTCGAGAACAAGCCTATCATCATCAAGGACAAGTACACTGTATCTGGTTCTGACATGGCTCAAATCGGATGGGTTGAAGTAACTTCTGAGAATGGTGCTACTGGATACTTATGGTACATCAAATCTGAGCACGAGACTCGTTTACGTTTCGAAGATTACTTAGAGATGTCAATGGTTGAGGGTGTTCCTGCAGAAGCTGGTTCAGGTGCTTTGACTTACTTGACAGTTGCTGCTTCTCAAGTACAACCTGGTGCTGCTGGTACTGAAGGTTTATTTGATGCAGTTGCTACTCGTGGTAACGTATGGTCAGGTGGTAACCCATCTACTTTGTCAGACTTCGATTCAATCATTCAACGTCTTGACAAGCAAGGAGCTATCCAAGAGAACGTAATTTTCTTGAACCGTCAATTCTCATTCGATATCGATGATATGTTGGCTTCTCAAAACTCTTACGGTGCTAACGGTACTTCTTACGGTTTGTTCGACAACGATGAGAACATGGCTTTGAACTTAGGTTTCAAAGGCTTCAAGCGTGGTTATGACTTCTACAAGACTGACTGGAAATACTTGAACGATGCAACTCTTCGTGGTGGAATCGTAGGTGGAGCTATCAACGGTATCTTGGTACCTGCAGGTTCTACTACAGTTTACGATCAAATCTTAGGTAAAAACGCTAAACGTCCGTTCTTACACGTTCGTTACCGTGCTTCTGAGACCGAAGATCGTCGTTACAAGACTTGGATCACAGGTTCTGCTGGTGGTGCTCAAACTAGCGACCTAGATGCAATGGAGGTTAACTTCTTATCTGAGCGTGCATTATGTACACTTGGTGCGAACAACTTCTTCTTGTTCGAAGCATAGTAAAATATTGGGGAGGAGAAATCCTCCCCTTATTTATTTTTAAAATTTAAATTATAATCAAATGTCAAAATTAACAATCGAGGACAAGGTCTATGTCCTTAAAAGAAAATCATTCCCAATGTCTTTGATGTTGTCATCAAAAAACACTTCTCGTAAACCATTATTGTGGTTCGATGAAGAGACAGGACAGAATCGCCCATTGCGTTACGCAACAAATCAGAAGTCCCCATTTGAAGATGAGCAAGATGGCCACGCTATCTTAGAACCAATTGTCTTTGAAGACGGGTTACTAACTGTACCAAAAAATAATCAAGTATTACAAAAGTTCTTAGCACTTCACCCAGAAAATGGCGTGATTTACGAAGAGGTAGATACTAAGAGAGATGCATCTGCACAGATTGACTGGATGAACATCCAATTAGATTCACAGATTGCAGCTCGTAACTTAGACTTAGCTACTAAAGAAGCTATCGGCCGTATCCTATTAGGTGCTCGTGTTGATAAATTATCTAGCGAAGAATTGAACCGTGATATCTTAATGTATGCTCGTAACAATCCAAAAGAATTCTTAGACATGTTAGATGATCCGGAGTTGCGTTTACGTAACATCGCATCTAAATCTTTTCAAGAAGGCTTATTTGTATTAAAGAACAATAAGAGAGATATCTACTTTAATTTAAATGAGAATAAGAAAAAGCTAATGGGTATCCCATTTGGTGAGGATCACGTTAAATTACTGATGGCTTATTTACAAAGTGATGATGGTCTCGAATTGTATAAAATGATCGAGAAGAAATTCAAGTAACACTAAGGGAGGACAAAAGTCCTCCTTTTTTTATATCTTTGTCATCATGATAAATTCTATCCGAAACACCGTGATGTCCATTCTTAACAAGGATAATAATGGATATATAACTCCTGAGGAATTCAACTCGTTTGCAAAGCAAGCTCAGTTGGAAATCTTCAATCAATACTTCGTGGACTTTAAGAACTCTAAACTAGAGGATTTTAAAGGAATGGAATCATCTGGTTACTCTGACATAACTAAACAGATGGACCAAACCATTGACTATTTTTCTAAAAATGTGCCATTGACTTACGACTCAGGAACGCAAACATTTGCTATGCCTAGTGGATGGTTCTTGCTTAATGCATTGTATTATAACCAAAAAGAGATTGAGCACGTAGACCAAAGAAATGTTTATAAATTGCTACAATCTAACTTAACGGCACCTAACGAATTGTACCCTGCATATGTTATGCAAGGGGACAGTATGACCGTTTATCCATTAAGTATTATTAGTGGTGTTGAGACATATTATGTTCGATATCCATATGATCCAAAATGGACATATACATTAGTTAACGGTAGCCCATTGTTTAATCAGTCGGCTAATGACTATCAAGATTTTGAATTAACAGATTCAGATTTTCCTAAACTTGTTATTAAGATTTGCGAATACGCTGGTACAAGTATCAGAGAACAGGAAGTTGTTGCAAACTCTAAACAGCAAGAAGTTTACATGGATCAAATGGCACAATAATGAATCAAGAACAATATTACACCAATGACGGGGTTACACCTACGGATGCAAATTGGGGAACATATCAGAATGTAACATTAAAGGAGGTTGTTAATAACTTCCAATTAATGTATATGGATGATGGCGATTTATTGAATAATATCAGCCGTTACAAGATTTTATTTCATGCAAAGCGTGCAATTCAAGAATTGCAATACGACGGCAATCGTCAAGTAAATGTTTTGCAACTAGAGGTAGGTGACAATTTAAAATTTGTCTTGCCTCCAGACTATGTTAACTGGGTTCGTATCTCACTATTTTGCGGAGGCGTACTTTACCCTATGCATGAGAATTTGCAAGCTAACTCTGCTACAGAATTCTTGCAAGACCAATACTATAACATTCTTTTTGATGAGGATGGAAATGCTCTAATTGGTACATCTAAGTTAGACGAGTCTCGTCTTATTGGCTTGAACCAATGCTACTGTGAGCAGAACGATCAGTGGGGATGGTACTTGGATGGCTTGTGGTATTTTAATTACCCAGGTGGTCAGTATTATGGCTTAAACACAGAGGCT